TCGCGGACGGGTTCGCGTCCACGTCCATAAAGAACCGAATCGCGATTTGGCCCGTGTCTGTGTACATCGGGACGGATCCCGTAAGGCTCCCGCTTCCCGCGACCGGAAGAGGCTTTGACGACGCCCACTCGGAATAGTCGCCCCACTGAACCCCGCCCGCCACAACTAGCGGGGGCTGTCCGGGAAGCGCCGACGCGGCGCGCGTTGTGCCCGGGGCGTCTTCCAACGGCCAATAGGCGATGATGTTCGTACGTCTCGGGGACGCGAACTCACGCACCATGACCGAATCGAGCGGAGGCGTGTTCAACTCCAGCCGTCGCCGGATGCCGTACGCCGTCACGTTCACCACGGGATCAACGCCCGCAACGTCCCGGGACTGTGGCCATTGCGAAACCTCGCCGTAGAATCGGTAATCGCGGTCTGTGATCTCGGCGTCTACGTCGATATGCCACGCATTACCTTGCGGGTCCGTAAACGACGTAGACCCCGGTGTCTGAACTGAGAAATCTGGGCTAGCGATCAACGTTGACGCCCCGGTGCCCGTTCGAACTTCTACCGCGAGCATGCGTCCCGCTAGCGCGGGATTACCGAATTCGATATTCGCTCCCGCCTCCAACGGGGCGGTGCTCGGAGTAACGTTCGTAACGCCTACCCCGGATCGTGCTACACCAAGCTGATCCCAGGGGCCAGCGATGGTCGGAGCAGAATAGAACGTGACGGTCCAACCACCCACGCCGTTGTCCGCGTCCAAGGACGCGCGCACGGCGCGGCGACTCGGTAGATCAGCATCCGGTAGCCGGTCGGATTCAACTATGATCCTGCCCGCAAGCGTCCCGTCCGGCGACCACTGGAAGCGCAACCTACCATCGACGATGTAGAACGCCCACGCACGATTGCTGCCCGCCGACCGATGCCGAGACACGAGCTGCCCTTGCGTCCACTGATCGGCGTCTACGTCCGCGCGGACGTCCAAGTCGTCCACGACGTCAAGCGACGTAGACGGATCGGCGTAGGCGCGTGATGCCCCGCGCGCCCCGGGATCCGCATACCGCAAAGACAATCCCGTGGTATCCGCCGGGAGGGACACGCGGACGGGGACGTTCCGCCCAAGCAGGCCGTAATACGGACCCGTAGGATTCCGCATGCTGAACGCGCCGTCAGAGTTCCGCAGCGTGAACCGGCACGAAGCCGGGTCGGTGATGGTCGCGGCGGCCGACCGGCCCCGGGTGATGCTGATCGGATCCCGCGCTAGAACGCGGTCCGTCACGTCAACCCACCCGTTCAAGTCGAGTTCAACGCGCGTCCCGAGCGGAAACCCACCCATGCCGAACCTCCCCGCTGTGCAGCGCTGCACAAGTAGGGGTCTGCAAGCCGACTTGCAGACCCCTACCTGTTACCTTCCTAGAACCTTCTGGACATTGCCCCCCTTGTCCGCGATTGCGCGACGGAGGATCTCAATAAGCGCGTCGTCCAGCCGGGTCCCGCCCGACCGGATCACGATCTCTTGCGGACCTCCCGACCGGTTCGCGGTCTGAGCGACCCCACGCGGGGCAGCATAGTCCGGGATATCCCCCGTAACCCCCTGCAAAGTCTTCCGGACGTCCGGGACAGCGCCCGCGATACCGTCAACGAGACCCGACATCAGCGCCGCGCCGGAAGGCTGCAACAGCTTGAGGTCAACGGACATGGGTCCCTTCCAATCAGGGATCATGCCGGTTAGCTCAGACAGCTTGCTACGGACAGCACCGATCATTGACTGAATGCCGGACAACAAGCCGCGAACGATCGCGCGCCCCGCGTTCAGCAGCCACGAACCCGCGCCCCGGAAGACGCCCGTAACGGCGTTCTTCACGGCCGATGTAGCAGACCGCACCTTGCCGATAGCGCCCCGCACGACGGAAACCACGCCGTTCCACGCGGACGAGAACACCGACTTGAGCGCGCCGATCAGCGGGCGGACAACCGCGACGATCACGGACGCCCACGCCTTGAGCTGAGCGACGATCAGCGCGAACGCGCCCTTGAAGACGGCTACGATTGCCGTCCACAAGCCGGACGCAATCGACTTGATCCCCGACCACGCCTTAGACCAATCGCCCGTAAAGATGCCCGTGAAGACTCGCAGGATTCCCACGATGATCTGTAGGGCACCCTTGATCACGCCCAGCACCGCCGTAAAGACGGCTTGGACGACGGGACGCAGAACGCCAATCAGCCACGCGACGAACGGCGCTATAGCCGCCATGAATTCGCCAAAGGCCGGAATCAGCTCATTCTTGATCAGCGTTCCGATTTCCTTGAGCTTCGGCCAGATAGCCGCCCAAATCTGCTTACCGGCGTTGATCAGCGCGGGGACAACCGTCATTGCCGCGCTCTTCATGTTCTGGAGAGCGCCCGCGATCGGGCCGCCTCCCCCGCCTCCCTGAAAAGCCGCCTTGAGCCGCTCCCATGCCGCCTTAAGCTGGTCAAAGTGACGGATGATCAGACCAGCCGCCGCGATCGCGGTAACCACGGGGCCGCCGAAAATCATGGCCACGACGGCTAGCGCGTCGGCCACAAGACCAAACTCCGTCGTGTAGGTCTTGTAAGCCTGATACAGCTTGGACAACCAACCGGCCACAATGCGGACCGCGTTCGCGACCCCTACGGCTATGTCCTTGAGCTTCTTAAGCGCGCCCGCCGTCTTCGCTTCGGAAACGGCGTTCATCTTCTCAGTGAGCCAGTCAAGCGCACCCGCGAGCCCCTTGGACCCCGCCGCCATGGAAACGCCCATGACTTCGCCCAGCATCTTCGCGAACGCGATAGCCGCCTTAGACACGTGCGGGGCTAGACGCTGCATCGCGGCCGATATGGGCTCAAGAATGCGCTTGAGCGTCCGGACACCTTCCGTGGACTTCGCCCACCGTAGAAAGTCCTTTTGCACGCGGTTAGCCGCGCGGCCGACACCTTCCATGTACCGCGTGACAACCGGCTGAGCCACACGCCGAAGCGCTTCCGCGAGCGGCCGAATACCCCGGGCCGCCGCCGCGCTACCAGCCTCCCCCGCCTTGGTGAGCATCGAACCAAGGGGGCTCAGTGCCTCCCGTGCCTTGGACCCTTCCGCGAAGATCGCGGTAAGCGAAGCCTTGGCAATCTTCGCCCCGACACCAAGCGCCACCATTGCGGGGACGGCCGCCAATACGGCCGAACCCAGCGAAGCCGCACCCGCCGCAACCTGAGGCATAAGCGGCAACAGCGTGAGCAACGCAGAGCCGTACGCGGCAACCGGCGCGCTCGCGCGTAGGAAGCCGGTAGACGCTCCGGCTAGGCGGCCCATCATCTTGCCGAAGCCGCCCAGAAAGCCGCGTCCGGTATCGCGGCCGATATCTTCGCCGGACGCAACGAACCGGCCCCGGGCGTCCCGCAACCGTCCCGCCGCGTCGCGGTAGAACCCTTCCCCAAACTCACGGCCGCCGTCAGAGCCGGAACGGCCCATGTCCCGCGCTAGCCGTTGCGTGTGGTCCCGCATACGGGACAGCTCACGGTTAGCGCGGGCCACGCCCCGGCGGACCGTATCCGTATCGACACCGATACGGACCATTAGGCTACTCAGTAGCGCCATTGTCTTCCCCGTCCTTCACGGTCCCGCCAAACGCAGCGTTGAGCGCGTAAGCGATCGCCACCATTTCTTCCACTGTCTGCGTCGGCTTGCGGTCCCACGTCGGTACGAAGTCGGCCGGAGTAGCGGGCTTCCCCTTGGTCCGGTTCGCGTTCGCGACCGTTGCCGCGATGATGGCGGATTGAACGTCGCCCCGCGCTGGACCGATCGGACCCGCCACGCGTTCATACGCTTGCCACTCTGTAAGCTCGCGGCTAGGGACGCGCTCAAGCATTTCGCAAACGGGCATCCCTAGCGCGAGCGCAAGACGGAAGTAGAACGCGCGTTCCGGCCTTAGCCGAAAGACTCGGCCAACTCCTCAGCGTCCTTTTCGGACGTGGCGGACATCTTCACGACGGCATCACGGATGCGGAAGACGGCCGTTGCATGGTTGCGGAACAGCTTGGTAGCCATGTCCCCAGTGATGAACGGGTTACCCCGTTCGTCCACGATGCACGCGGACATCATGGAGATCAGAACGCCGTCCATAACCTTGCCGTCCGCACCCTCAGAGATCGCGGCAAAAGCCGCCTCAAGGCGGTTCCGAACGGTGCCGGTCATCTCGCGGACCAGCACCCCGCCGCCCAGCTCAGGGCAATCCACTTCCTGAGTCACGATCTCCGGACGCTCAGCGATAGCGGACAGAATGCTTGCCTTGTCCAGAACAGCCACGTTGCTACCTTCCCAGATTTGCGTTTGTCGTTAACGCAGAGACAGACAAAGGGGGGCTTAGACCCCAGCGCCGATAGTCGGCTTGCCGCTCACCTTGAAAGTTGCGGACGCGGCTAGCTTGTCGTCGTACGGGGCTTCGCTAGAAAACTCCGTCATGATCGCCTTGATAGTCCACTGGACAACCGGCGTGACAGGGAAGACCAGCCGATACGAACGCGGCTCTTCGTCGTCAAAGTCGGCAATCAGGATGTCATGCACGTTGGGGTCGTAGTTCAGATCAATAGAGACTTCCCCACCGTCCTTGAGCCCCCCAACGAATTCCATCCATGCGTCAGTGCTGTTGTGCGCGGTAACGTCGATCGTCTCGCGCGACATCTCCGGACCCTGAATGTTGGTCACGTTGGCAATCGCGGTAAAGACTTCGGTCGGCTCAACGCCGTCCCCGCGCTGCAACTGCGTCCCGAACGCGTTAAGTCCCGGCATGCGGTTACTCCTTGCTAGTGATGATTCGGAACCGGACGGGCACGTGACGAAGCCCCGGCTTGTCCGGGTCGTTCAGCGTTTGCGCGAATTCGAACCGCGTCGCCACGTGCCGGTGTCCGGTAATCGTTAGCGGCTGGTGGTCTAGCAACTCCTGTAGCCGGTACGAGATCGCGTTAGCCTCAGCGAAGCCCCGGTAACCGGACCAGACATGCAACGTCTGTACGGTCTGCCGACCAAACGCGCCGTGACAGTTGTCCGGCGTTTCGATCGCGTCGCCAACGACCACGTACGGCAAGGTTGCGTCTTCCGGCACGTCGTCAAAGACGCCCGTGACCATGCCCATAAGAAGCGGGTCCCCCGTGAGCTTCGCGAAGATCGCGGCTTGCGTCGGGGTGAAACCCGCGTAAGGGGTACTCATCCCAGCTCTTCCCGCACTTCCCGCCGGACACGATCGACGAAGCGGGCCCGCTCTTCCTCAGCGGCCGTCGTAAGAACCGGGTCCGCCTCAATAGAGCTGGTCCCGAATTCCTGAAACTGGGCGTAATACGTGTCGTCGTCAAACCAACCCACGTCCGCCGTGAGCCCCGCCCCGATTTCGCGGACGCGGACACGATCCTTGAGCTTCCCCCGCCACACGCGGACCGTCCGCTCAACTTGCTTCCGGACCGTTTCGGCCGATTCCGCGACCGCTTCCTTTGCGCCCCGCTGGACGTCTTCCGGCACTTCGTTCAGTTGCCGCTGTAGCCGCCTGAGATCGCGCGACTCAAGCCGCATGGTGATACGCGCCACTACTCCCCCTCAGGCTGGACACGCTCAACGGGGACGCGCGTATACGTGGCTCGCGAATTCGTCACGGCCGCCAACACCCGAAACCGCTCCCCCGTCTCAGAGCGGATTTCGTCGCCCCGCCGGATGTCGGCCCCGGGCATGGCGTACACCGTGTGTGTCAGCTCAGCCGCCCAGCTCTGCGCTTCCTCCCGCTCTTTCGCGGTCGGCTGAGCGACCACGCCCCGGACCATGCCAGAGAGCGCCCAGACTTCGGAGCGACCCCCCATGCCGTCGTCTGTCCACGTGGCGCGGTAGACGCTAAGCCACTGATTCAGAAGCCCCGTGATCATCCTTGGGCCCCTTTCCCGGCTTCTCGTCCCGGACCACTATCGGCGGGGCTTCGTCTTCGTCCCCCACGATCGACTTACGGCGCTTGCCGCGTCGTTCCATGCCCATGACCCGGGCCCGCTCTTCCGGACCCGCTACGGCCAAATGGGCGCGTACCTCGGCCACCGTTGCCCGGGTCGGGTCGAACCGTTCCGGAGAGTCCGGCGCGGTCGGCATGGGGTCGTCTGGAATCCGCTCCCACTTGTCCGCGCGTTCCCGCTCTGGCATCTCATACGGAAGGACGACGACCCGCCCGAACTTCCGGTGTCGATACGTCGGCATCACTCGCCCCCAAGAAGATCAGTGCCCGCCCCATAGGTCGGGATGGGAGTCTCAAGAATGATCGCGCCCACGTTGGGACGGCCGACCGCACGCCGGACTATCCGGCGCTCTTCGCGAGTGAGGTACAGCGAAGCCGCTCCGCCCCCGACTTGATACATGTAGTCGCCCAGTTGCTCACTGGTCTTCCCCATGGGGTTGTGAAGCCCCCGGCGGACCATGCCCACGATGATCGGTGCCAGCGCGGGGGGAAGCGTCTCGGGTGTCAGCTCAACCGGGTCCGCCTCAAGCTGAACGAGAGCGGACGCGCTTTCGAGTAGAGCCGCCGTACCCGCTTCCGTCGCGTCATCAAAACCGGGGTAAGCCGTGAGCTGGGCGAAAGTGATCAGCGCCATTTCACCCGCCTTCCGCTAGTTGTGCAGCGCTGCACAAGAAAGGGGCCGACGCTAGCTAGCTAGCGCGGCCCCCTCCCGGAAGGATCAGGCAGCAGCAGCAGTACCCAGCTTCACGACCCGCGCACCGTCCACCAGACCAGCGCCCATGTAGGTGTGAATGACGCTCTGCTCAGACAGGTTGGAAGGGTTGTACTGACGCAGGGTCCGCACGCCGATTCCGTCCCGCGTCGCAACGGCGCTGTTCACCTGGCCCGGGGTAGCCGGGGGAACCTTGTTCACGAACGCGAGCGCCGAACGATGGTAAGCCGCCGCCTCCCCCTGGTCAATCGCCGGAGTCTCAACGACCGTGAAGCCATACACGCGACCAATGATCGCGTCCCGAATCGCGGAAGACGCACCGTCCCCGCGAGCGTCCGCCCGAACGAAGTCCGGCACCTTGTAGAGCCGGTTCGCGATGCTGGACGACACGACAAGGAAGCGGTCCGACATGGGCACGCTCGCGTCAGTCAGAGCGGCACGGGCCGACAGTAGAACGTCCTGGGTGTCGTCCGCGCTCGCGGTAGCGGCAAAGCTCTGCTCAGCGGTAAGGCCGTTGATCACTCCGGCAAGCGCGTTCTCGGCCGCAATCGCGACCGCGCCCACCTGAGGCTCTAGAACCTGGGACGCGAAGTCCTCAAGCTTGTAAGTCAGCTCTTCGTCAGTCAGGTTGAGCGCGTCGTAAACGTGAGCGAGCGACACGGTAACCGAGTCTTCGTCCAGGTCCACCACGTTCAGAGCCGCGCCCGGGGTCGTCTGAGTCTGAGCGGTCCGGGTCTTCCGAATCCGAACGGTCACGGTCCCGCCGTTCGGGCCGTTGTACTCATCCGGCCGGACGGTGGAAACGGTCCGGGGAAGAACGATCGAACGGTACAGAAGCTCCACCGCCAGAGCGGAAATCCGCCCTGAGGTAAGAATGTCGTTAGCCATTTAGGGGGCCACCCTTCCGTTAGATGCTGTTGCGCGAGCGCAAGCGATCGGCAATGCTCGCAGCGTCGAAATCGTCTGAATCGCCGTTAGCGGCCCCCGGCTTGAGAGCCTCCCGGGGCGGCCGTGCGGCCGTCTCGACCTTGGGCTCTTCCTTGGTCTCGTCCTTGGTCGGCTCAGCGTCCGGCTTGGGGTCGTCCTTGGGCTCTTCCTTGGTCTCCGGCTTCTTTCCGCCGAAAGCCTCAAGCAAGTCGTCCGCGTCCGCCTCAAGCTCTTCCCGGGTCGTCCCGGTAAGCCGCTTCGCCTGAGCGTCCGTAAGACCCTTAGCCCGTGCCACGTCGGCACGCAGAGCCTTAGCGGTAAGGTCGGCCACCTTGCCCTCAGCCGCTTCCGCGCGAGCCTCAGCCGCCTTGAGCGCGTCCGCGTCCACCTTGGACTTAGCGCGGTCTTCCCACTCGCGGGCAAACCGCTTCCACTTCTCAGCCTCAGCCTTCCAATCCGTTCCGGACTCCGGCGCTGTTGGCTCAGTGGCAGATTCAGACATGCGAAAACTCCCCGTTTCGGGTAGCAGGTTGGCCCCGTTCCGGGGCAGGAAAACTAAGCGCGCCCCTCAAGAGCGCGCCGGAACGCAATACGGGCGTTGCGCCCGCTCTGACGTTCGGTCACTTCGTCCCACAACTGCCGGTAGCGTTCCGCCCCAGGTGGCAACTGTGAGCCCTCAAAGAACGGCTCAAGCGTGCATTGATCGTGATCATGCACTTGGATCTTTGGGAGTCGCGTCACGCGGGGTCGCATACGTCGGCCCGTGGGCCCGCGAACCCAGCGTGAACGGTCTAGCTCCGTGATCTCTTTCTTGATCAGGCCGTTAGCCGCGAGCATCGCGCAGAAAGAGCACGGGTCCGCGTCCGGGACCCGCACGTAGCCGATTGCCTCAGCGTCGGCCGCGATCGCGTCCCGCAAGAGATCGCGCCCACCGTCCAGCGCGACCCGCACAGCGGACCCCTGGACGGCCACTAGCGCCCGCTGAGAAGCCGTGTCAAGCGATTCCCCCGCACGCCGGGACTGGACCATAGCCTGTAGCGCTGCACCCCTCAGAAGTCCACTCAGCTCATTCTGCGGATACTGCTGAGGTACGACGGGTGTTGCTTCGTCGTCCCCCAGCGTTGCAGCGCCCGCGAGCATGAGCGGGCCCGTGCCCGGGACTCCCTCAGCTTCCCTGAACTGGGCGTAGTACTGGGCAGCTAGTTCGGCGCTCTCCGCACGCCGGACGCCCACCAGAACGGCCGCCGCTTCCGCGAACGCTTCAAACGTCGCGAAGTCGTCCGGCCTAACAATCCGCTCCCACAAGCCCAGTAGGTCACGCAAGACAAGCGCCGTAAGCGACTCTTGCCGCTTACGGTGCGTCTCAGTGAGGATCGTTCCGGCCGGACTACGCGCCATTGTCCGCCCCCGGCTCAGGGACCACCAGCCGGTCAAGCTCTCCCCGCAACTGCGTTAGCGGGTCCCCCGCTTCGCGGGCAAGCTTCCACCGTGCAATGTCGTCGTCCGTCACGCCGGGAATCCGCTCCCAAAGTTCTTGGGGCGGAATCTGCAACTGAGCCGCGAGCTTGCCCAACGCGTCGGCAACCTGAGAGAGCGCCCGCGCTTCCGTGTCACGCCAACGCACTGAAGCCGATTCGTCGGGGGCTTCCCCGATGTACCCGCCGGAGATGTTTAGGAACAGCTCATGAGCCGCCCCCATAACCGTCTGATTCTCGCCCACGGCGCGCCGGTGCGCAGCGTCGGCCGCCGCCAACGCGTCCGCTGAGACGTTCACCAGCATTCCAAGCATCTCGTGAGCCGGAGTCTGGGAAATCGTCGCGAGATGCCTAAGCGTCGCTTCGCGGGAATCCAGGTAGCCGGATAGGTCCGTCTGGCCAAACTCCCCCACGGCGATATCTTGCGGGGCGTCTTCGAACGTCCAGAGCTGGGAAGCCGAAGCCTTTAGCCGCTCTTCCTCGTTCTTCGCGAGCCAACCCAAGATGTACCGTTGCCGGAAAGCGCCGTAGTGCTGGGCCACCAGAAGACCGAACGTGGTGATGTTGATCTGATCCTGTAGAGCCATGATCGGCTCAACCACGCCGGAAACTTCGTCGTCCAGGTCTTCCGTGTCGCGGTATCGCACGATCGGGCACACGGGTTCCCCGTAGTACGTCGCCCCGTGCGTCCGGACGTCCACCACGGTAAACGCGCGGTTCTGGTCCCGGGCAAGCTCATACACCGACGTTTCGTCGTACAGCCGGTAGCGACCGCGCCCGCGATCCTCAAGCGCGCAAAGCGCTAGACGGTCGTCGTCTTCGCGGGGTGAGACAGTCAGCTTGCGCGGGGACAGTCCCCGCATGGTCGGCCCCGTGTCCCCCGGAAGGGTCACGGCGTACGAAGCGCCGTACGCGAGCCCCGCCCGATGCACACCGATTTGCCGGGCGGGCATACCGTTACGCTTCCACGTCTTCCACACGGGCAGGTCGTCGGCCGCCCGGGGCGTCCGGTAGCCGTCAACGTACATCGCTTGTACGCGGCTGTTGACCACAAACTTGACCATGTTCACGCGAGAAATGCGCGTGAGCTGTTGAACCTCCCGGGGCACCCCACGCGGGACGCCGGTAAGCAGTAGCTCAGGGTCGTCTCTCAGGTAATGGCGGATACGGTCCAGCCGCTCAGACTCAGCGCCCCGAATCCCCATGAGATCTTTAGCGAGCGACACGGCCGCCGCTGGTGACATAGCCACCGTGCCGCCCCCTTTCCCAGTCTCTTAGAAGAACGCGGCGCGCCCCGTCTTCTTACGTCGTTTCTTCCACTCCGGCGAAGCGAGAACGTTTCGCCTCAGCATGCTTGCGCCGATCGCACACACGGCAATGTCAATCTTCCGGGGCGACTCGCGCCCCTCCTTGCCGATCGACACGCCCCACTTGTTCGGCCGACGACGGGCGTTCAGGAGATGCGAGCGAAGCCGCGTGTCCCCCGTGTGGGTAACCTCCCGGGCCCTGATCATCGCCTCAAAGTGTTCAACGGCTTCCGTGAAAGGCTTGATCTGGTAACGCATGTCCCACGCGGTCGCATGCTGAAACCGGCCTTTCTGAGCCCAGACAAGAAGCTTGTCCCCGAATTCGCGGGACCACGCGTCATGTTCCGGCTCAAAGTGAACGACGTCACCCCAGAAAGCCACGCATTCCTCACGCGCGAGTAGCTCACGTACGCGCCTATCCACGTCCGCCTTGTCTACTTGCCATCCGTTGCCCAGCGGGCCCCGGGGCTTTTCCCACGCGCCCAACACGAAGAGATGCCCGTCCGAGATGCGCGAGCCCACCAGCGCCGTAGTGTCGTCCGACTTGGAACCGTCAAAGAACATCACGAATTCGTCTTCGTCCGTGACGATTTTGTGGGGCGCTGCACAAGCGTCCACGTCCGGCGCGGTCAGGTACGCG